TGTAAGCGATGCCGCGATACTTGTAAGTAACTTTGATAGTCATTGGAAATCTCCAAGTACCTCAGACCCCGTTCCATGTCTAAGGTTTCATGCGTCCCATAGGGATGAACGGAAGTATCGTTAGGCGATTGTAAGGTTTAAAAAATACCTGGAATGATTTGTCCAGTAGTTATGTATGCGCCGATGGCAGCAATGACACCTAGCATAGCTAGACGACCATTCAGTTCTTCTGCATCGTGCATGAGGAAACTTGCTTCTTCTTTGTTCATAATTTCTATAGGTGGTTCGTTTGCAAAAATGTTTTGTTTACCGTATTCGGTTATAACTGTCATTGATTTGAAAGATAGGTGAATGGCGATGATGAACTGTCAGGTCGCCATGTCTACCTACTTATTTTTATAACCTGATTCAAATGCTTTTTTTAAAGTACCATCTGGGTTGTACTTTTTCTTACGTGCTTTTTCACTAGCTATTCTTTTAGCTTCAGTTGCAGATTTATGCATCTGCTTTGCTTCATTATATGTTGGCATTGTTAGAATTGAATGTCAGAGCGTTCTAGTTTTTTCATAATCTTTTGTCTGTATGCTGGATCATCGTCATACCTAGGATCTTCCATAGCTCTTACCATTTCAGCTTGACTCTCAAATAAATCTGCTGCTTGAGTAGGTGGTTTACCTGTGATGACTTTTCCATCTGATCCAACAGTATCTGAATATCTATTCATAACTGATTGAAGTGCAAAGAAACATGAGATAGGATCACCTCTATCAATTACATGATCAAACATCTTTTGCTCTTGATCAGAAAGATTAGAGTTAGCCCATTTCATAAGTTGAGCGTATTTCTGTTCACCACCTGCAACACTTTTTAGACGAGTTACATCATCATCTGTTAATTGCTGTGGTAAGTTCTTTTCAGTCCGAACTCTATACTGTAGATAAAGCTTGGCTAATTCACCTGGACCTTTCTGTGCTAACTCTTTTAAGGTGTCATCACTAAAACCATCATTCCGTTCATCCCATAATTTCTCAAAGACATCGGTAGTTTCAGGTTCTTCCTCTTCTTCCTTTTCTTCAGTCTTCTCTTCTGTTTCTGTTTCAGATTTTTCTCCTAATTTTTTTTGGAGTTCGAGGTGAGCTTTCTCTAGTTCTTCAGCACTCTTATATTTTCCTGCTAAAAGCTGTTCTTGCTCAGCCTCCATCTCCTCACCAACTTTAAGTGACTCTTGCTCTTCTGCATTAAGTTCACCAGGTGGTGTTGTCTCTTCTATCTGTGTTAATGTTTCTGCCATAAGGTGGTTGTTATTGTTCTGGGTCTAGTTGTGCTGCTAATGCTGGGTTCTTTGATGGATCATTCATTGGTGTCTTGAGCATATTGATTTCATTCTCTGCACTTTGCTGAGCCATCTGTGCTTGTTGTGCTTGTTGTCTTTCAGCTTGTATCTCTTGCATACTTCGAACAAGGTTGAGCACATCTATACCTTGAGCTGCTGCTAGTCGTTTAATAACTTCTTCTGGGTTGATGTAAGTAACTAAAGCCTCTGGTCCCATAGTCTGGGTAACAGTTGTTAAAAACTGAGCTAAGCTCTCACGATCTTGACCTCGACCAAGTGCATTTACACCAGCAACAATTGTAGGTTTAACTAGATCTTTTGGTAATTTAGGTATCTCACCAGTCTTTTGAAATACATTTAGTTTTCTATTCAAGTATGGAACTAAGAACTCAACAGTTAAAAGACTGAATAGTCCTCCTAGTTGTTGTTCCAATTCCATCTGAGTCATTCTGACTTCTTCTGCTGTAGTCCTCTCAGAGTTTCTAACATTAAGTATTAGGAATGCTTCAGACAATCGCCTCTCTAATTGAGTAGCCATTTCAAAAGCTGTTCTAAAGTCAGCAGTCTTTCCAACTTGTACAACCCCAATATCATCTGGTCTTCCCTGAATGATTGCACCATTACCAGCCGTGGCTAGTGTTTGTGGTTTAGTACTTGAAGCAGGTGAGACAGTGAATACAACCTTAGCTGCAGCCGCACTTCCTTCAACTAGAGCTTGGGATAAAGCTTCTAAAGACTTAAGATCTCCCATGAATTCTTCAACCCTTCCTCTTCCGTAGACCTCTCCATCAACATTATTGAATCGTAAAGGTAACCACGGAGTTGCATCTATTGGTGACTTACCTTTTGAAGAAGGGATTTCAAAATCATAAACTTCTTGATGCCATATAAATCTATTATTATCAAGACGTACATGTGTGTAGATATCTACATCTTCACTTCCAGTACCACTATCAGGATCAACAACACTGTCAATCTTTTGTTCTAGTATGTCTGGAGGTACTTCTTTCTCTAATAACTTCTTATTGATTCTTTCTTTTGTGACGATTTCAATTAAATGTCCGTTCCCGTCGCGTTCTAAAACATAACGATTTAGCGGAAACATTTTTAACCCTTCCTTACCCATAAAGACCAATACATTACCTGCAACAATCAAGTGTTTTAATGCTTGATGAATGACTACACGGTCACTAGAGGCAGCGATTGATTCAAGGATTGTTCTTTCAATCTTTGCAAATGAAAGATCTAATTCAGATCTCATCTCAGGAGGGAAACCACCCTCCATTAAGGTTGAATCATCTAATTGAAGTTTGAAGAAACTAGTTTGAGGAGGGAGTAAAGCAAGCATTAATTTAGATGCAAGCGTTACTACTCCCTTAGCTCCAACCGATTGCCATGGAGTTATTAAATTCTTTGCTCCATTAACATTATCTTCTTCACCTCTTACTAAATGAGGTAGGGTTAAACGTGTTGCTTGTTCTGCTACGTTTAGAAATTGGGAACGTTCACTGGATAAAGCGTCATATCTACTTTTCGCTGTCATTAGTTTAGATATTTAGTGAACGTATACGCATTGACCTTCCTAGTTGTCTTGTTCCTGTGGAAGTTCTACCACTCTTGTATGCTTTAGAGCGTCTCATTTTTACACCAGGTGCATTGTTAGATAACATCCGATAGTTTTGACTACCTGCTATTTGAGATAGACGTTGATTTAAGATGTCTCTCTGACTATCAATACGACCTTGTAAGATGGATTCTTGATCAGCTAACTGCTGACCCCAGGTGGTTCTTAAAGTATCAAAGTCACGTGCTTGTGTTTGACTTAGATCTCCTATCTGTCTGCCAAATGCTTGCTCTATACCAGCTAACCTTAATTGATTATCACTAATCATTTGGTTATATCTAGTATCTGCAGCTTGACGATTCGCAGTTATATCACCTCTTAACTCACTAGTAACGTCAGCTAGATTTTGAGCTTGAGTTTCAGCTTGTGAAGACAATCTATCAGAGAACTGTTGACCTTGTTGAGCTATTGAAGTTCCAAGGTTACCAATATCACCCGTTAGATCAGCTCTTACATTTGCAAGATCAGCTTGTGTTCCTGCAATTCCTGCCTGTTGTTGAGCTGTTAACTCACCTTTAAGTCCTGATAAAGCTGTTTGCTGTTGAGTTGTAATATCACCTCTCAAACCTGCTAAACCTTCTTGTTGTTGAATTGTAAGATCACCTCTTAAACCTGCTAGACCAGCTTGTTGTTGAGCAGCTTGAGTAGTTAACTCTCCTCTTAATCCTGTTAGACCAGCTTGTTGTTCAGCAGCTTGAGTAGTTAACTCTCCTCTTAATCCTGTTAGACCAGCTTTCTGTTCAGCTGTTAACTCTCCTTTCAAACCAGCTAGACCTGCCTCTTGTAGAGCAGCTTGAGTAGTTAACTCTCCTCTTAAGCCAGTTAAACCAGCTTCCTGTTTAGCAGCTTGAGTAGTTAACTCTCCTCTTAAACCAGCCAGACCTGCTTTCTGTTCAGCTGTTAGCTCTCCTTTTAATCCTTCTAAACTTTCTTGTTGGTTTGCTTGTTGTTCAATAAGGGTACCTTCTAATCCACTGATATCTGAGTAGATTGATTCACTTAACTTAGCTAAATCTGCAACTCTTTGTGATGTCTGTAATTTTGTGATATCACCTAGTCTTGAATCGAATGTTTTTTGTAGGTCACCAATTCTTGTCCCTAAAGCTTCAGCTTCTGCGTCTTGAGTAGTAGATAGTTTTCCAAACTCAGTCTCAAAAGTTTTTGTTATATCACTGAACCTAGTATCAAGTGCAGATTTTTGTGCTTCTGTTTCTGTTGCTTGCTTATCGAAAGTTTCTTGAATGTCACCGAACTTACCTGCGAAGGCAGTTTCAACCTCAGATAGTTTGAGATCTGATTTAGTACCTAAAGCAGTTTGTAACTGCTGACTATAGAAATCACCTTGATCCGATAATTGTTTTGTGATAGTCGCTAGTTCTTTCTCATAAGTTTTAGCAAGACCAGCTAGTTCTGTTTCGGTAGTAGTCAGACCTTTAACACCTTCAGTTAATTGACGTTGGATGTCATTAAATTTATCATCTAAACCTAAAGCTTCTATCTGTTTGTCTACACCAGCTGATCCAGTTGTAAACCTAGTATCGAACTGACTTTCAATGTTAGCAAATCTTTTATCTAAATCACTTGTATATTCTTTTTCAAACTCTTTAAGTTGAGCGTCAAAATCAAGCTCACCAATCTTTGTACTCAGGTTTGCTATTTGAGTATCATAGTTTATTGCTTTCAGACGTTTATCAACATCAGCTAATCCAGTTGTAAGCTGTGTTGTAAAAGCAATACCTGCCTCACCTAATCTTTTCTCTAATAAATCGTTAAAGTTTTGAGATGTTTCTTTTATCTTATCTTGTAAACCAGTCGGATCATATCTACCCTCTTTTAACTCTTTAGTAAACTCATCTTGTAAGCTTTTAACCTGTGTAGTAAGAGTCTCTTGGAATTCTTTTTGAGCTTGTAAGCTTATCTTCTCAGGATCTACATCACCATCGGTAATCTGTTTAGTTAGATCTGTGAATTTATCATTCAGACCATTTAACGCTTTTTGTATTTGAAGCTCAACATCAGTACCACTAGCAAACTTACCAGCATCAATCTGTTTTTGAATGACGTTAGCTACATCTGCAGTCTTGGCATAACCTCCAAGAGCACCACTTATCTTTGTATCTACTCCTTCTAATTGTTTTTGTACACTTTCTTGATTAGCTGATACAGTCGCACCAAGAGTCTTTAACGATTCTGTTAATGCACTTTGATCAGTTTCATTGGTGACATTAATAGTAGGTGAAAATTCACGTGGCTTAAGTAAGTTAGTTATTTGATCTTGCAGTCCTTCTATCTTACTTTCGTATGTTTTGGATGTCTTTGTAAGATTTGTAAGATCCGCGCCAAATGTTTCAGATAGCTTAGCTTCTAATACACTTAGATCAATCGTACCTGATTCTGTTTGTGTACCTAAACCAGCAAACTCAGATGTTAATCTCTTAAGTTCACCTTCAGCCATTGTTATGGCATTTTCTATACCTGTTAAATCAGTAGACTTTATATCCTTTAACTTATCCTCAACTGTAAGATTTACTAAACTCTTTATTGCCTCATTTTTAATTTGATCTGTGTTACCTGCATCCTTATAGTTATCATTAATTTCTTTTAATGATACTCCCATTTGTTCAAGATCTGATTTCAACGAATCAATTTCAGACGTATAGTCTAAAGTTTCTAATGATGACTTTAATGCAGCTATATCTGTAGTGTTCTTACCCTTTATTCCTCGGACTTGTTCAGCAACGGCATCAAGGTTGTTAGATAAGCCAGAACTGATAGCCTCTTCCCAAGCAATTTGATTCTTTTTATCTGCACCAGCTAACGCATCAAACTTGTCCCAAATAGTTTTACCGTCGTCATCTCTTAAATTATCTTTTACTACTTTTAAAATGTCTTGATTAGATCTAGTAGTATCACCAGGTACATAACTCTCTATTAGACTTTTAAGCTGAGCTTCGTTTCTAATGTTACCTAGATTGACACTACTTATACTAGCTAACGATTCCTTTTGAGCCTTAGTAAGACCAGTTATACCTTTAGCTTCAAGTTGTTTGTCTAAATAAGTGTCATAATACTTTTGAAATTCTTTATCTTTTAAAGCCGTTGAGACATAAGCAGATGCACTAGGTGCGTTCTCTATATCAGACCAATCAATAGAATCTTTATCTAAACCTAGAACATCTAATTTATTTTGTAAATCTTCAGAAGCAGTTGTTAAATCAGTTGACGTTGCATAATCTTTTAACGCATTTGTGATTAGGCTATCAATATATCCCTTAGATAAGGTTGTATCTTTGTCTCCGTGCTCACCGATAAGATCTATAATATCTAGATCACTTCGCTGAGTATCAGTGTCCTCAAAGTCAGGGATTCCATCCTTCTTAACGTAATCATCTAGATTAAGATTCGCTAATTCGCTTCTTATTCCTTCAATTGCCGACCAAACTGGATCTTTAGCAATGCCTCTAAAATTGTCATAAACAGCACTATCAGTTTCATCGAAACCTTTCTTATTAAAATCATCTTCTAGTCCTTTCTCTATAGCCTTCCTAAAAGATTCTTCAGTATAGTTTGGATTAGTTTGGAAGTCATGTATCCAATAGGCAAGTCCATCCTTATCTACAGGTTTAGAACCGACTGGTGCATTTTTAAATATACTTTCTACAAGCCTACCTACATCTGCATTAGTCATTTGGCTTCTTGCCATCTAATTATCCTCCATTTTATTTTTTATCCACTCCACAACTGATCGTTGACCAGAGCGATACATAATTTGTTCCATTGATTCATTGGGAGTAGGGTTAAGAGGTGGATGTATTTCTTCAAGCTCATTCAAGACAGACTCAATGGTTGGTCCGATGATTGACTCAAGAGTATTGGGGTAGGTTGACATTGCTATGTTCAAAGAACGCTGGCATTCTTGCTGACTTAGTTTCGGAAAGCTCAGGAGCCTTGCCGTTATACATAAGATTATCGCTAGAATCCAGCCAAAATTTTTTACTTAAATATTTATCGCCATAGGTATTCTTACTTAGTGGC